AATACTTATAGCTTCCGTTTATTCGTACGTAGAAATAATCGTATTCGTATTTACGACTTTTAATCTTTGTTTTGTAAATCCACCTTAATTTAGTCATGTCTATTTGTTTTTGTGTTTTGTCAAAAGTAATATAAATTATTAATATAGTTCTAATTCTTTTATCTTTTTTTTGTACGTTGCAATTATTTCTTTTAGTTCGTCTATTGTGAACTTTCGTGTTTTAGTAGCTTCAGCGCTTAAATTCTCAAACTCTTCTATTCCTATTTTCTTCAATAAATTTTCACGGTAGTAAATTAAGTTTCCTGAAAGATACGTGTTACAATGTTCGCATTGAAGGTGTACATTTCGCTCGTCAAATCGTACGCTCCAATGATTGTTTGCATTATAAAAGTGACCCGCATTTTCTTTTAATGGCTTCTTATTACACGAAATACAAACGTCCCCAGCATCCCGTAAACGGATATACTTATTGAATACTTGCTGCGCTAATTTAACGTAGTCTTGTACGGTCATTAAGTCCATTTTTAACTTCGCTTTTTTACGTTTCCAGTTCTTTTCTTTTACTTCGTTTATCCATTCAGTTACACAACTTGGTTCAAAGCAATTCTTTTGTAAAAACACGGACGGCTCAAATGGTTGTTTACAATACTTGCATTTTCGTCTTTTCATAGGTAATCAAATATTGAAGTTTGTTTAATATCCGTTTTTCTATAAATATTTAAAGCTGTTTCAAGTATTGTTTTGCCCGCTTCGTAGTCTACCAGGTTGCGCGCCATTTTTCTATTATCTTGAGTTCCTTTATATTTTGTGAAATCATAATCGTGATAAATAGATAATCTTTCAATAATATCTTTTGATTTACCTCTACTTAAATCAGGATTTTTACGTTCATTTATATTATTTGGCAATACAAAATTAGTCCAATATAAATGCCTACCTCTTTGTTGCGCTGGTATTAATGGTTCATAATACGGTATAACATTTTCAATACAAAATTTTCCATTAAACCAAGTTTTTAAAAAAATTATTTCTTGGTATAAACTCATATCAGGATATTTTAAATTCCAATTATTTTTCATTGAAAAATTAAATTTACTATGGCTTGGACAAGGTGGCGAACTCCAAATAAAATCAAACTCTTTGTACATTTGGAAATCTTTCTTGGTATAAACGTGCTGCTTCCGGGTCTAATTCAACCGCAGTTACTTCTATATCTTCGCTTACTTCGTTCCATTTGTAACGGTTGCCGCCTAAACAAGCGTATAAATTTAGTATTTTCATAACCCTTCTATTAATTTTTCTACATTTATTTTTAAGCTCTTATTTTCTTGTTTTAACATTATGTTTTCAAGTTCTAATTCGTGGTTTCGTCTATTCGTAGCCATCAGCATTTTATCTACGTGGTTTAAATATTGCACCGCTTCACCTACTTCAGTTAGGCTTTTTTCCATTGATTCAATTAGGTCGGTACGGTGTTCGTGTTTTTCTTTGATGTTATCTAAAGAGTTTTGAATCTTTAAATAAACCGTCCATAAACCCGTTTTTCTTTTTATCATTTCAATGCTCATATCTTTATTTTTTCGTGTTTTTTCGACATACTTTTATTTTATGTTTATTCAATCGACGTTCAAATTATCCCGCTTTATCCCGCCAAGACCTGATAATCAAAATGGCATTTCTGGGTTTCCGTCTTTATTTATTCTTGGTTCTAATTCTTTAAAAGCTCCTTGTTTCATTCGTTCGCTAAACGAAAGTAATTCTTTTCCGTTTACAATATCAGGGTTACGTACAGGAAAACTATTTGAAACGGGTCTTAATTCGTGTTTTTGTCGCATAGCGTATATTTTATTTCCTACCATGTCTTTTATATAGTATTGATATTTTTCAACGTCTAAATACATTTTGTAAGTACCGTTTTTTGAAACGCCTTTAGGCTTGCTTTTAGCCACTTTTAAGTGTACTTCGTTTTCTTCATATAAATTACCTTCGCTATCCATTACTCCAGCGGGTGGGCGCCACGGAATTAAAACCGTTAAGCCTTTTCTAAACCATACTTGCCCCCCAGCAAAGTCGCGCGCAGTTCGCATAGGGTAAAATGTATGTCCGTTTTGTGTTACGGGTGCTTGGTCACGTACGTGGTTTATAATGCAATTATGTCTTTTCGTCTTTCGGGCGTTTTTACGTGCAAGTCCTAAAATTCTACTTAAATATTTATCTTCGCGGCCTAAATCCGAATGAATATATTCTTCAGTAAGTTCGTTCTAGTTCGTTCCACGGGTCAATCGTAGTAGTTTGTATTGTTATTTCTTGTGTGCGTTCAATTTCATCTACTAATTTATAAAAGCCTTCTAACGTCAAATCTTCGTCGATAGGGTCAATTACTATAAAATGATCGTTAATAAACATTTCAGCAGCCACTTGTTCGCCTTGTGTCATGTTATTTTCTCCTATTGTGTACGGTTTTCCGATATATTTATAGCATAATTCCGCGTAAATTTCCGCAGCGTTACCCGTTTCAGGGGAAAATATTACGTGTTTCCAACCGTGTAAGCAACTTAAATTAATTAAAAACTCAAACCATATTTCCGTTTTACCGCTTGCTGGTGCTGCTCCTATATAAGTTGTACATCCTTCTTTTACCGTGTAGGGTATTTGGTCGAAAGTCCAGCCTATTGAATTACCGCGTACGTTCTTTTCGTGCCTTATATTGTGTAATTCCGTTTGTAGGTCACTTAGTCTTTTATACATTTTATTCGTGTATTATGTTAGGTGTATAAGTTTTGAATTCGTCTTTACGAATGTAAGGCAAAGTATTATTTAATTTTGTTTTCCAATTCATAATTTTTTTGTCGTTACCGTCTTTCCATTCGTTCACTTTCCAACTTTCGTATTTTAGTCTAACATCTTCTTTGTTTACGTTTGGCACTTGTGAAATTGCATATTCTAAAAATTCATTAAATTCAGGTATATGTTTATTGTTCTTTGTTTCTTGTTTATTTATACTATCAATGCTTTGAAGTTGCTTTGTCGTGTGCTTTATTAACGCTTTATCAAGTGCTTTATCATGTGCTTTATCAAAATTTGATAGGGCAATTATATTACTTGAATACTGGTTTTTGCTTTTTTCAATAAGTTCAATAAAGCCAAATTCAACTAAATCATTCAAAGTATTTATGTAAGTATTATAACTTCTAATTCCGATTGCTTCTTTTGCCATTGTCGTAGGTAAGCCAAATTTTTGTTTCCATCCTAAACGATTGCAATGTTCAATAATAAAAAAATAAAGTGCTGAATGATTAGGAGATATTTTTTCGGGGTTTTCGTAGCACCAGTCAAACCACTTTCTACTTAATTCGTAACTATTCATAATGTTTATAAGAATAAAAAAGCCTCTTAAAATCCTGCGCGTCTGACTTCGCATTCATTTAAAAGGCTAATAACTTCTTTTCGGTTATATAGTGTCAGACGTAACCGTTTACAAATATACTAATTATTTTGTAATACTAATTTTTTTATGCAATATTTTTCAGCAGTTAACCTATCTATTAAAAATCCTTTGCTTGTTGCTGTTGTGACTTCTTTTAATTTATTTGACTTATACATTAATTTTAAATGCTGTTTTGAAAATATAAATATTTCACTATAATTACCAATTAAATAAAGCCAAGTATTATCATTTCTAAAAATACCAGACCATACATAACTTAAATTATCTGGATGGCTTTTTTCAGCAATTTCAATATATATATTTCCCGTTTCTTTGTATTTATCATCAAACTTTATTTCAAAGCCTTGTTTGTTTTCGCCTTTTGTGTTTTGGTATTTTATAGAATTATAGCTACTCAAAGAAATTCCTATTTCTTTAATTAAAATATCTGTAACAAAGTCTTGAAACTCAAGCCCTTTTTCTAACATGTTTTTATAATTTTCTGTCATAACTATATTTCATTTCCCCAACCGTACCATTTTTCCTTTTTTATGTTTCTGCAAAACATTTCTAATTTATTTCCGTAATTATAAATATCGTCTATAATGTCCAGGAACTCAATTGGTTTTTCGCTGTGATTATCATTTCTTTCAATTGTTTGAACGCTGTCATAAAGCTTTTTATTATCTGGAACACAACTGCCTTTAGTAGCTATTAATAAAAATTCGTGTCTTACTGAATTGTAATGTCCCATGTTATGCTTAACCTTATCCCAAACAAAAGAAGTTTTATATTTAAAACCCCAACTTTTAATAACTGCAAAAGCATCTTCAAGTAATGGCGAAGTAACCCAAAGAAATAAAACGCTATCTTTTTCGGATATTTCATTTACGGGTAAATTACAAATTTCGTTTACTGTCATAGTGTTATAATGTTTTGAAGCACCTCCTAATTGTGGCGTGTCTTGTTTATCATTATAGCTCCAAGCTGGATCAGCGTAAATAACTCTAAATTTATTTGTAGTATTAAAAATATCAATTTTAAATTCATTGTTTGTTACCGTTTCAATTCTTTGTTCGTATTCTTTTTTCTTTTCAATATGAAGTTCTTTCTTTTCTTCTTTTTTAATTTCTTGATAAGCCTGGTTTATACTTAATTCGCCAGTGCTTAATTGTGCTTTTACTTCAGGCGTTGCAACGGCTTCTATTTTTTTTACTTTTGCTATTGTATCGTGTGAAACGTTAGCAACTTTTGCAAGTTCTTTTTTTGTGTCTATTACCGCTTTGTCAGATATCTGACGAACCGCACCACCAGCTTCTTTTTGTTTTTCCTTTGCCTTTGCACTAAATACTTCTTCTAATTGCAAAGCTAAAACGCTTCTTTGATAATTACTTAAATTTCTTCTACCAAATTGATTGTTTATCATCCATTCCTTAACATCGTTTTCGTTCTTAAAATACTTACTTTCGGTTTTATAGTCTAAATTCCAACGTGTCGCTATCTCATAACGGTTATGTCCGTCAATTATAAACCCGTTCCAAGTAATTATTTTTTCCCTAATTCCTTCGTCTAAACAATTTTGTTCTAATTGCTTAAATTCTTCTACCGTTAAAGGCGGTATTAACTTTTTAAATTCTTCTTTAATTTCTAACATAATTTTTTTTTAAATAAAAAAAGCAACAGCCTTTCGTGAATGCAGCACTACTCAGCTATTGCTTTAA